ATATTAAAATATTAGGCTTTTATCCATTACTAAAAAAGTTTATAATAAGTTCGTTATTTAAATGGGGTTTAGTATAAGTTTATTTTTAAAAAGATATTTTGTTAAAATATGATATGGATAATTTGATAAAACTAAATTTTTTTTAAATTCCTTGATAAATTTAGAAAAAATTTGTATAATAGATGTAGGAAAAAAGTTATTTAAAAAATGGAAGGAAGAATGCTTATGAAGAAAAGACCAGTAGTTTTAATAATTTTGGATGGATGGGGAATGAATCATCATGAAAATCAAGTTGATGGAGTGAAATTAGCTCATCCAATTAATTTTAATAATTATCTTAAAGAGTACCCTTATACTGAATTAAGAGCGGATGGAGAATTTGTTGGACTGCCAGAAGGACAGTTTGGAAATTCTGAAGTTGGGCATACAAATATTGGTGCAGGAAGAGTAGTTTATCAAATGCTGCCAAAAATTTCAAAAGCTATTAAAGAAGGTACAATTTTAGAAAATGAAGTGTTATCAAATATTATGGAAACTACAAAAGCAAATGGAAAAGCTTTACATATTACAGGATTGACTTCTGACGGTGGGGTTCATTGCCACATTGAACATTTAATAGGATTAGTTGATATGGCTAAGAAAAAAGGACTTACAGAAGTTTATGTTCATGCGATTATGGATGGAAGAGATACTGCTCCTGAAAGTGGAGTGGAATATTTAGCACAACTGCAAAAAGCATTGGATGAACTTGGTGTGGGAAAAATCGCTACAGTTGTTGGAAGATACTATGCAATGGATAGAGATAACAATTGGGATAGAGTGGAACTTGCTTACGATGCTTTAACTTCTGGAGAAGGAAACTTGGCAGCTACAGCTGATGAAGCAATTAGAAATTCTTATGCAGATGGAATTACAGATGAATTTGTAAAACCTGTAAAAGTTGGTGCAAAAGACAATGGATTAATTAAAGATGGAGATGGTGTGATTTTTGCAAACTTTAGACCTGATAGAGCTAGACAATTGACTAGAACCTTTGTTGACCCTGAGTTTAAAGGATTTGAAAGAAAAGTTTATCCTAAAGTGAACTTTGTTACAATGGCTCAATATGATGCTACATTCAGCTCACCTGTGGCATATCCGCCTGAAACAATCATAAATGGATTTGGAGAAATTGTATCAAAAGCTGGATTGATCCAAGTAAGAACTGCAGAAACTGAAAAATATGCACACGTTACATTCTTCTTTAACGGTGGAAAAGAAGAACCATATCCAGGAGAAATCAGATTGCTTTCTGACTCGCCAAAAGTTGCAACTTATGACTTACAGCCTGAAATGAGTGCTTATAAAGTTAAAGAAAGATTACTTGAAGAATTGAATACTGGAAAAGTTGATACAGTTGTATTGAATTTTGCAAATCCTGACATGGTTGGGCATACTGGAAATATAGATGCTGTTATTCAAGCTTGTCAAGCGGTAGATAACTGTACTGGACAAATTGTAAGAAAAGTATTAGAATTAGACGGTGCGGTATTAATTACTGCGGATCATGGAAATGCTGATTTGTTAGTAAATCCTGAAACTGGAGAACCTCACACAGCTCACACTGTAAACCCTGTTCCATTTATTTTCATCACAAACGATATGAAAGATGTAAAATTGAGAACAGACGGAAAACTGGCTGATATTACTCCAACAATGCTAGATTTATTGGGACTGGAAAAACCAGCTGAAATGGATGGAAGTACATTAATTATTAAATAATTATGATATTCATTTTAATAAATTTAAAGATAATTGATCAATTTTACTTATAAGAAAAGTAAATTTATATTTTTTGAGTACATATTGATTAATTGTTGACATATTTGATAAATTTTGGGGCTGTCTCATAATTATGAGATGGTCTTTTTTTAATACAAAAAAACTGAGACAAAATCCCAGTTTTGAGGTATCATAGATATTATGAATGAAAAAACAATACCCTGCACATTTTGTACATTCTCCACTTCTCAAATATGGAATATTTGTTTCTTTTCCTGTTTCATTAACAATATCTGGTAAACAATCTATTTCTATTACTTTTTCCATTGAATCTGTTCCTGTCCTTACAGACTTCTATTGCAACCATCCTCATATATGTTTTTTACTTTTTCTGAACTTCATATGCTCCTCGTCAATTTCCATGTATACTGCTGGACTGTCATCCTTTTCAAATCTTTCGATATCAAGTTTCGGCATTTCAAAAGAATTAATGAGGTTTATACACAGTAGCCCTTGAAATATCATAAATCTGTGCAATAAATGAGGCTGTAGTGTATTGATATGTCAAGAAGTATAGTAAAAATTAGCTCCTCAGAAAGCCGTTTATACCGCTTAAGTCTAATTTTTTCATCAATGTGGTAGTAAATTCCCGTTTTCTTGTTTACATATTTGCGACGTTCAAAAGTGACATTTCCAAAGGCAGTAGTAACAGTTCTTTTAACAAATCCTCTGCTTTTAAATTTATCCTTTCTTTTACTAGAATGAAAAAAGGTATCATCAACTCTTTTGGTATAAACTTTAAACAGTGTTTCAAAGACTTTTGTGAAAAACAGTTTAAACCGCTGTTCAAACGGAAATTGGAAAGGAAAAATATTTTTGAAAAAAGTCTTTACGAGTAAGGAAAAATTTGATATTTTAATCATAGAGGGAACTACCTTTCAATAGGATTTGGCGATTATATTGTAACTGGTTTCCTCTTTTTTGTTAATTTGAAATTTAATTAAATTTATTTGCCCCTATATTTTTTACTCTATCGAAACAACTGGAATGAGTTGACAACATACTTTAAATATGATACAAAGATAAGGAAGCTGATATATATGACAAACCCGATAAGAAGCCTGAACAGACAGTTAAGAAAGTATACGAAGACAAAATCATTTTATTTAACAGATGAAGCATTAATGAAATCAGTATATTTAAGTTTAAAGGAAGCAACAAGGAAATGGACTGGAAGAATACCAAGATGGGGAGAAATATACTCTCAGTTAAGTATTTATTTTGAAGGAAGAATTTAAACAGGATGATAAAAAATACCATCCTGTACCATATATTATATTTGAATTTACACAAAATTTTGGACACTCTCGCATATAAAATAATAAAATTATCTTTTTGAGAATTTTTAACAGTATTCAAATACCTATAAAATCAATATTTCTTGTTTCATTTGTATATTGTGCGTATATTGTAATTTTGCACCAAAAAACTCTAACAATATTCGCAGTATTGCTAGAGTTATAAATCACATATTACATTTTCATTTTATCATAGATAACTTGAAAATACAACGGAGTCGTAAATGAAAAATTTAAAAATCAAAAACTTAGATGAAAAAGATATTCAAAATTTGAAGAAAATTAAAATAATTGAGCTGGAAGAGATGGAAATTCAGGATTTAAAAATTCTGAAAGTTAAAATCGAAACAACTATAAAAACAAAAGAGAGTGATTAGGCTCTCTTTTTATTTCTTACTATAAAATTCCTAATTTTTAAATTCCTAAAACTTAAACTAGAATAGAAAAAAATTAAACTGAAAAGTGTTTTATTCCAGTAAAACAAATATATCTAGCAATTTCAAAAACTTAAACAAATTTTATACTTTTTCTATATTTTTCAAAAAAAGATAGTCATTTCTGACTATCAATTTATAAGCGACTTTATCTCTGTCACTAATTCATTCTCAATTGTTTGCATATGATCTTCTACAATTCTAACAGCCTTTCCATAAAGTTCTTTTTCATCAACACCATCATCTTTTAATTCAGACAAAATTTGTGTTAGTATGTTTTTAGTTTCATCAAATTCTCTTTTGATTGTGTCGTATATTAATTTATATGTGATGTCTTCTATTATGTCGTGCATATCTGTTTCAAAGTCAATCAGTTTTTTATTGAAAAACGTATTAATTTCCTTGTTTATGATTGCCCAGTTTTCTTTTAGATGATTATTCTTGATATACTTGACAATCCTTTTCTGAATGCTCCAGCGAATGTCCTGAATTTTCAGAATCAGCATTACCTCAAGCCCTTTACCTGTTATTTTTTCATTTCTCAGTCTTTCCTCCAGCCTGTTAAGGACTTCAACAAGTTTTTCGTTTTGTGTTTCCATATGATCCAATTTTTTAACCATCTCTTCAAAATACCTCTTGATGTCTCTAATCATAAAATCAAAAATTGTCTTTGCAAAGTATAAAAACACGCCACATATTACAACCATTATACCAAAGTTCGCTATCTCTTTAAAAAACATTTTATCCTCTTTTCGCTGCTATAATACATTTCCATTCCCTTTTTTCTCAAAATCAAAAATTTGTTGAATAAATTCAGACGGAACGAGCTTAGTTTTCAATTCCTTTATACAAGCTAGAACTGTGTCCTCTCCAATTTCTTCAATAAAATTTGGGATCCACTTTCTGTCAATTTCTTTTTCTTTTAAAACATAGCTTTCCAATTTTTCCCAAAAATCTTTTGCTATCACATCAAATTTTTCTGCTCCTGTTTTTGCCTTATTTACAATTTCATTTTTGTAAATTTTACCTTTTACCATTTCAACTGCCTTGTTAATTATCCAAATTTTTACCATTTTATCCATTTTTTCTCTCCCTTTTTCCTTTTTTTATTAATATCAATTTTAAGCCATCTAGCAAGCCCTACAATCAATTTTAGACTACTAGCCAACCTTTTATACCAAAATTGTTTTTAACGTTCAAATTCAGCTTGCATTCAAGCCATTTTCACGTTACTTCAGTTCAAAATGTGGCGTATCATTCATTTTCCAGTTCCCTCCCCACTCAATGTTAATATTTTTTGATTTTGCAACTGCTAATATGTGGTTTGCAATTAATTTTAATTTTTTCTCGTCATACCCTTCTTCAGATGTGAATTTTCTATATGCTCCGTTTTCAATAACTCCGCAAGGGAATATGTCAACTGCATGTCCAAATCCGTCTGACTTGACTTGATGGTTTGATTTTGCTCTTTTCCCATCGCAATTTGTTACAATTCTGCCTGGTTTGCTTCTTCCGATTTGATACAAGGCAAACTGCTCCTCTGCTGTTCTAGCACCATCCGTGATTCTAAAATCAAATGGGCTGTTTTCAATTGCTGCTTTCATTACTTCAACCAGCTTCGGATGTACTTTTTTCATTTTGTCCAGACTTGACTGGGCAAAAGAATATTTTTTATTCTCTGTTGCTACGTTTTCATTATTATCCCGATTTCTTAAATATTCTTCTTTTCTTGCAATTCTGTTCATCCAGCCGTCAAAGAATTTTTCCTGTGTCCTGTCAGCTTCAACTTTACCCCTGTAATAAATTCTCTGCAAGTTATGATAAACTTCCAAAAATTTATCAGGATTTACCGCATTTAATGCCTCCAAAGTTTTATTTCCAATTATTCCATCTACATCAAGATTTGCATTAGTAAGTTGATTTATTGCAACCTGTGCATTTTTTGTTCCATTTCTTCCACTATTCACAGTCCAATCACATATTGATAAAGCCACTTTATCATTTATAATTTTATCCAGCTTGTTTCCTAAGTAGTATTTTTTTAGATAAATATTCTTTGCAAAATCTATTGTCAAATCCTGCATATCGCCTTTGTACCCAAAGTCTCTTGCTTCTTCTTCAATTATTCCATACTTAGTTTTTCCACCTTTATCGTGCTTATCATTTGAATATCCGCCCTCAACTTTCAGCAGATAGTCAAATATTTTATCAAATCTGTCCATTTAAATCACTTCCTTTTCTACTTTTTTAATTTCTTTCGTCAATGCAGCAATTTCTTTTTTCAAATTATCCATTTTTTCAGATGTTTCAGTAATATTAGCCTCAGTTTGGTCTGTCGGAAACGCTAACTCTTCAAATTCTGTTTTTTCATCCTCTAACTCAGCTAATTTTTTCTTTAAGTCCACAAATTCTTTTTGTTTGCTATATCTTTCACTTTTTAAATATTGTAATTTTTCGATTTTATCCTCTACCCAAGCATTATTCTTTTTATCCCATTTGCTATATGGATTTGGTTTGGCTATCGTTGCAATAGTTTTGTTTGCTTCATCAAGATAACTTCCATCATCTAGTGTTCTTTTTCCAGCCTTAACCTTTTCAAATTCAGTCATTTCTCTTAACTCTCCAGTTTCGACATCCACAACTGGATTTTGAAGTAACACGGTAGAATATTTCATTGTTTCCTCGTTCCAGTCAGGATAAAACATTGTCGGATTTTCCTTGAAATCCTCAAGTCCAGTAGTTACTGGCTGTGCGATATTTTCCATTGTTGCTATCAAGTAAATGTATATTACTGTTGTCATTTTTATCACTCCATTTCTCTGTTTTTATTGATTTTGATTCTGTGCTAATTTGGGAATTAGCACAGATTTTAAAAATTTATTTGCTAATTTTATTGACTTGAAACACTTTGCCGACTTCGGCAATTTGATAAAAAGTGAAAGTTGGCCCAAAATAAAAATACCTCAAAGTCCCTAAAAATCAGCATTAAATTTTTTAAAATGTAATAACAATTCGTACAAATTCCCAAATTTCTTTTAATTTTTATACTAGAACCCTGCTTTTTTACGAATTTCTAACAATTTACTTTTTCTATCTTTTGCAGTTGTTTTTTTGATATAGTGCTTTTTAGTTACATCAGTACCCGAATGATTTGCAAACTCACTAGCTAAGTCAATCCCAGCTATTTTTGCAATCAAGTTTATTGATGTTTTTCTTAAACTGTGCGGATATAGATTTTCTATTCCAACAAGTTTTCCAATCTTTCGTACTTTATCTCTTATTGTACTTTTACTCATTTGCTTAAATACTCCGTTGTATTTAGTCACAAGCAAATATTCGCAATCGATTTTATTTTTTTTCTACATTCCAACCACTCCTTTATTAAACTTACTGTTTCCTCAAATACCGCAAACTCTACTATCTTTTGCTCTTTTTCTACGATTCCACTTATTATCCCTTGCTCTAAATTGATATTATCAATTCTAATCGATTGCAACGCTGATATTCTACAAGCTGTATCAATTATCAAATTAAATATGATTCTGTCCTGCAAATTAAAGTTCTTTTCCATTTGCATTTTAATATTAATCTCTATTATCTCTTTGTTTGTAAGATAATAGCTATTTCTCCGTTTTTCCACATCTGTAACCTTCAATCTATCCAATTTATCACGAAATGGATGTGTTGCTATTAAATCACGCTTAACTGCCCAAATATAAAAACTTGATATAGCTGTTATCTTGTTATTAATAGTTCTAGCGTTATTACCTTTTGCTTCCCTGCAATATCTTATATACCGCTACAGCACGCTCACAATGATTTTCAGCGTATCTTTACTAAGCAAGTAACGATTATTTTCATACTTCTTGATATACTCAACAAACTGTTTCATATTATTGAAATATGTCTTGTAAGTTGTGTTTTTAGTTGCCTCGTTCTTTGCTACGCAACTGTTCAGATACTCCACATAAATTTGTGCATTTCTTCCTGTGATTACTTCTAATTCCATTTTTTTCCACTCTCCTCTATGATATTTTTACTAATATTATAGAGTAGAAAATTTATACAGAGTAGAATCAAAAAGGTTCAATATTACAAATGGTTTTGTTAAATTTACAAAAACAGGAAATATTGTTAGTTGCTTCTTACACTTAGCAAATGCTACTCAGACTTTTACATTTAATAATGACACTCAAGTCATTAATTATCCTGCTGAATTTATTCCGAATGCTGAATATTTTCATACAGAACATGTCATGATGACGCAAGAACGCAATAACACAAATGGTACAATAAGATTGATTCCCCGTGAATCAGGAATTAAAATTTGGGGAGCTCAAGGAAAACAGTATTACGAAATAAAAGGCACTTTTACTTATTGTGTTTAGTCAGTAACAATGGAAATAATCTGTCCTGAAAGTTGCAGATTTCCATTAAATCCCAGGCGAAGAGCAGGAAAAAATCTTAAACTTTTAGATGTAGCTTCCAGATATATCTCAGCTACTTCGCCCCCTGCACCGCCAGTTCCGTTTGCACAGGAACCACTTGCATTTTTTGTTTTTTTGCAAAACCAATCAGGTAAGGCAAAAATTGTTTCATATTCATTTTTTACATAAATATTAGTAAACCAAATAATTCTTATATTCCCACAAGCAATTAGTTCGAATTCTCCAACTGTATTTTTGTCACTTGTAAGTTTTATTTTTTCAATTTTTAAACTGTATAAATTTTCTAATCTGTCCGAAATCGGCTTATTACTTATTGCTCTGAATTTTGATACGTCATTGTACGTTAAATTTGTGTCTGCGATACATTCGTAGTAATATTTTGTAACGTTGTCGTAGTAAAACTTGCCTTTTGTCTTTGCTCTTGCGTCCTGGATATTTCCGCCAAATTCTAGTCCGATTATTTCAGCTAGGCGGTTGCCTTCGAGGGATGTGCCTGCTGTTGTGCCATATAATGTACTGTCTGATAAAACAAAAGAATTATTGCTATAATTCAATAAATATTCTTTTTTCTCTTTCAATGCTCCTTTGTCTAATTTTCTAGCCGAATTTTCTTTAACTCTGTAAATCGGATATTCTACACCACCCAATTTTAAAAATACATCATCATATTGATTTTCTCCGTCTATTCTAATTAACAATTTTAATCCGTCAAATACACCAAACTCTTCAATTCCACTTAATATTACCTCGTAAATATCTTTATTTGTTCCTGCTGTTCTTGTTGTATCCAATGTATGCACCAAGCCTTTTTGTAAATCGTTCATAATTTGAGCCGCTAAAGTTGTACCGATTTGGCTTGCAGTTTCCTCGCCTTTCCAGATGTGTCTCACTAATCCTGCTCCGACATCACTGGCATTTTCAACTTTATAAACATCCAAATTAGTTCCTACCCAGTCCTTTATCTTTTTTAACATCTATCTTACCCCTTCCTGTGTGATTACATTCATTCTAGCCAAATTACTTTCATAATTTTTTTGCTGCAAAATTTCATCATAAAAACTGTCTTTAATATTCAACATTCTTTTCAATCCTACAAATGCTCCATTTGAAATATAATTTGCTGTCTGCACTCTATATTTAAAATCAATTGTTATTTCAACTCCTTTTGCTCTTATTTCAAGTAAAATACTTAAAACGCTTTTTTTAACATATGTTGGCAATCTTTTATTCAAAACTATATAAATGCTTCCTGCTTTTTCCTTGTAAAACTGTGTTTCAAATTTTCCTTTAAAACTTCCATTTTTTATATTGAGATCAATATCTTTATTATTAGTTTTCACAATTCCTTCTTTAAAAATAAATATATTCTGCTCATAATTTTCAATTATAATTTTTAATACACTTATTATTGTTTCAAAAGTAGCGTTTCGGCTTTTTCTTGAAATTTCAGCAAGTATTCTTTTCCTGTATTCCTCATCATTTTCTCTTGTATTTCTTTTCAAATTAAACGATATTCCAAACTTATCCAAAACATATCCAGTTGCCTTCATAATATCCAGAGACTTTAGCAACTCATATATTCCTTTGCTCACTTGCCTTATTTCTTCTAAATAAAGCTCCAGCAAAAAATAATTGTTGCTCTCTCTATCTCTTTTATACATATGTGGAAATTTGTTGATTATTTCATCTGCATATTCTTTGCTATCTTTATACATAAAGCACCTCGATATTATTTTCATTTATCTGGAATTTTTGACCCACAGGAACATTAAAAACTTTATCAAAATTTTGAATTGCAACACTGGATTCTGTTAATCCCATTTTTAGATTAATTTTTCTTATATCGTCAATTCCTAAAATTTCTGAATACGTTTTTAAATAGCTGATAGATTCCCCTGTTTTAAGATTATTTATATAGTTCAATATCTCTTGCTTTATTTGTTGTGTCCAACGGTTATCTTTTTCATCAGAGTTCTTCACTTCCAGAACTTCCACTTTAATTAATAATGTGCTGTATTTGATAATGTTATAGATTATTTTTCTCTCAAATACATCTCTTTTCAGTTTTTTCTCAAAAGTCTGTGCATTAGAATCCGCAAGCGTCAATATCCCATCAGCTTTCAAATCCAATATAGTTTCAAAAATCTTGTCATCAGGAGTTCCTTCTAGGAATATTTTGATTGTCCCTGCCTCTGTTGATGGCTCTGTTTCAGGGTCTAGTATTAATACGTTTTTTACATTCTCTAACGCCATAAGTCCGTTATACAGTGCTGAATGTGTTGCAGTCTGTTCGATTGTTTGCTTTCTTTTTAACCTTGCTCTGTAAAGGCTATCACTTTCTTCATCTGCTCCACCAATTATATCAACATCATTTGTAATTTTAGCGATTCCGCTATATTCCGTTGTAAACGAAACATCACTTGCGATATTGCTCTCGTCTCCAATTTCAACCGCCTGAATAAATCCTACTCCGTAATACTCGTTATTATCCAGTTTATCCAATGCAACATTAGACAATAATCTGTATTCTTTTTCAGCGTATTTTATGATTGTCTGTGCTGGTATAACTCTGTTCTTTTCTCCTGTTATTTTTACCTGTCCAGTTGCATATGCTCCTGGATTTCGTGGAGTTCTTAACAACGTTCCGAAATAATCCAAATAAATTCCAGTTGCTGTATTTAAATTCATTTGATTATTAAAGTCCAAAAGTTCTTCCCATAACTTTGACAACTCAAATCCGATTGCTTCTGAATGAATACCCTCAGGAGTGTTAAAATCCAGAGTATACTCATTGTCCTGCAGCCTTGCTTTATACCGTTTTTCTATATCTTTCATAATATCTGAAAAACTTTTTAATACAAATCCTGTATCCGTTACTCCAAAATCCATTGTTCCCCCTTTCCTAAATTGTCAAAGTTTTTCCATTTTTCAACAATATTTCTACATCAAAATTATAATTTCCAGTTCCATTTTTAAAATCACTTTCAAATTTTATTATTTCTGCCACATCTTCATCTGCCAAAATAGTTTCCTTTACTTGAGTTTCAATATTAAACTTTTCCAGCAAATTTCCTATCTGTCCGTTATTTTCGTTTCTTTTAATCCAATAAATGCCTTCATTTCTGTGTAAAAACCACTCATTAAAGAACAATCTTAATTTATTTTCGAGCCTTAACCTTATTTTTTCTATTTCAGAACTTAACACTATGTTTTTGCCCATTACAACATCAATTTCTTTGTCGTCGTCTTTTTCGGTTTGCCAACTTTCAACACTTTTCATTTTTACCTCCTAATCCAACGGCATACCGCCATTAGTATGAGTTAAGAATGATTTCCCGCCAATCTTAGCGTCTCCACTAACTTCTAAATCGCCTTTAATACTCACTGCTCCGCTTATATTTATAGAGTTGCCTTTTATGCTAACTCCACTATCATTTATTGTTACAAGTGTTCCGCCGTAAGCAATGTAGAAGTCGTTAGATATATTCTTTTCTGCATCACTTGTTATTTGCCCAACTACAATAGCGTTATTTATGTCAAATTTAGCACTGGAGTTTGGCTCACAAGGTTCGGAAGCATTTCGTGCATTGAATGTATCATGCTGACAAAAGGCTACCAAAACCTTATCATTTACAGATAACGGAGCATTTATTTTACATTTGCTGCCCCAAAATATTGGAGCAATCGGCACATTTTCAATTACTTCAACTTCATCACGTGTACCAAAAAGTTCGGGAATATCAAGCATTTGTATACTGCAACTCATATTCGAGTTATCCACCTCTACAATTTTGGCTATTGCAAAAGTATTTAAATTATCAAAACTTCCATTTATCATATTTTCAATATGATCCCCTACTGTCTTTTTTCTCATTTGTTGCCTCCTACTCCATAAGTTCTTACAATTCTATCCCAATCTTTTTCTTTTTTCTTCCCACCACTTTTTGTGCTAGTTTTCTTATTATTCTTTTTAGAATCTTTAGAGTTTTTTTCTTTTTCTTTTTTGTTTTTATCATCTTTATCTTTCTTATCTTTTTTCTTAGATGATTTTTCATTTTTACCTTTTTTGCCTGTAACAATCTCAATTTCATTAGTTTTTTTAGTTTCTTCATCATCAAATTTAGTTTTAATTTCCAGTTCTGTGTACGCCTCTGTTTTAAAGTTCATCACGTGCTTGCCTTTTGTAATAAGATACTCCCCTTTAATTTCAAGCTGTTCAAAAGCCTTTTTCAAATCAAGGTTAATTTTGAATCCTTCCTGGAATCTATGGTCAAATATCGCTTTCAAAGTATAAGTTCCATCATTTTCCTTGACATCTTGAAACCTGTTTGGGTCGAACTCTAAAACGCCCCTGTTTATCTTGTCTCTTGGCTGAAACGTTACAACTCCATTTGTTATAAAGAAAACGCTTTTTGTGTCTTTTGCCAGTTCCTTGAAAATATGCTTGACATTGTTATGTAGAGTTTTGCCGTCCTTATAATCAATATCTTTTCCAAGCTCTATTTTCCCAGCCTTTAATTTATCCAGTTTTGATAAAATAAGTTTTATAATCGTACTTGCCTTAGTCCCTTTTCCAGCTTTCAAATTGATTTTTGTGTCCTTGTATTCATCATTGTAAGTATTGCAAGTTATCTCAAATTTTTTGTCAGCGTTGTTCCAGCTCCCTTTCAGACTTTCGATAATACCTTTATAAATAACTCCAATATCCTTGTTTTTTCCATCGTTCCAGTATCCTGCTTCAATAACTACTTCCACGCCTTTTTTCAGTTTCTTAATTATTTCATCTGTTAGGTTGTAGATAACTATTTTGGCAATATTCGTACTCTCGGTAATATCAAACTCTGTTTCTATCTCGAAATCAGGCGATGAATCAACACCATTTTCAACCTGAAATCTCTCAAACTCAATTTCTTCTGTTTCACTTCCGTTTTTTACTTTAAACGTTACTTTTGCATATCTGTCCCACAGAATATAATAATTATTGCTATTTTGTGTATTTTCAGCCATTAAACCACCACCATAATATCTTGCAGCACTCCAGCCGTTTCCGTTGTAAACTCAACATCAAAACCATTTAAATTGATTGGCAAGGCTATCATCTTAACATTTGGAAATTCCTTATATCTTCTCCTGCATATTAGAAACAAATCTTCATAAGTATTAATTCTCTGTCCAATATGCAAGTCCTCGTTATCGCTTTTTATATCCAAATACCAAAGCCCTCTGATGTTATAAATATCCAACGTTGCTACAAGCGTCTTTTCTCCATCATCAAGCAATATTTTATAACTGCTCTTGCCGTTTTCTTTATACGTAATATCAAAACTGTATAATTTTTTCATGCCTTAATATCTCCTGTTCTAGGATCATCTCCGAGTCCGCCTTTCATTGGCTCACTTAATGTAACTGGATTCATTTCCTTGTTCTGTATACTTGTTTCAGGAACGTATGCTTCCGTTGTTGTTTTTCCGTCAGCCGTAGTAAATTTAAGCAAATTTATTTCTTTCAGATTTATTGAAACTTTAATACTTGTGTGGCTTTCATAATTTTCGGCATAGCTGACACTTGTAATTGCAAGAGGAGCATAAACTTTATTTAATTTAGTGTACATAAACATTGTGTAATTTCTTTTCCTTGATTCTTTAACAAGTTTTTCAAGCTCATCTTTCCACTCTTTACCGTGTAAAATAACCTCTATTTTCAAAGTGTATGGATTTACAAACATATTTTCATTGAAATTATCTTTTAAATAAGATTTATACCCTGTTATCTCGTTATCTTGGCTGTAATCAGTTGAAAGAACTAAAAGAGGTATAGTGCCTAAAAACCCATTAGGCTTAATACCAAAATATTTCAAATACAATTTTTCAAGTTTATCTTTCTGAACTTCAAATTCAGCAAACTTTGTCTTTAAAAAATCTAATACTTGCATTCTATCCCCCTTTTACACTATCCCTAATTTTTCGAGTTCACGTTTCAATTCTTGCAATGTTTCGTCAGTTCCAGTAACATTGAATACAAATTTATTGTTATTTGTAACAACTGTTCCTGTTTCTTTTGTGCCGCCACGTGTATTTTTCTTGATTGATTTTAAATTATTCAACATATCAAGAGTTGTAGTGTTTCTTGCAACCATACTTCCATTTGGCAACCAAATAGCTTCATCTCCGTGTTCATCAATAGTGGTCATTCCACCACCGCCTTGAGCCTGGAAGTTGTTAGTTCCAACCGCTTTGTGTTGCCCTGTTACAACACCTTTAACTCCGTTTACAAATTGTGCTCCGCCAGCTTTGATTCCGCCCCAATCTAATCTTCCTGCTGATTGAAAAGCGTTTATTAATCCGTGTACCGCAGAAATTGCTGCTTGAATCCTACTTATTATTGCAGATATAGCTGATGACACAGCTGATTTGATTGCGTTCCAAGCAGCATTTATTATATTTCTTGCCGTTTGATTATGAGTATATAAACTTACTAATGCTCCGACAAACATTCCAAATGGTCCACCAACTATCATTCCAATAACAGCTGGAATTACTACACCTATAGCATTCCAAGCAGCTGTTACAATTGCACGAAATGTTGAATTTGTGTTATAAAGATTTACTATCCCATTAACAAGAATTGATACAACATTAACAATTGCCATTACAATACCGCTAATTATCGCTCCAACTAATTGAAATACCGAGGCTATAAAATTCCAAACAGTAGTCACAAATTGCCTAAATGTCTCATTTTGTGTCCATAATTGCAATAAGCCTCCGATTATTGCTCCGACAACCCCTCCAAAAATAAAACCTACTATAGCCCAACATTGACTGATTGTGTTCCAAATAGACATCATCGCATTTCTAAAACCTTCATTTGTATCCCAAAAATATTTAACGACTGCCACTACTGCTATTATCGCTGCAATTATAGCTGCCGCAATTAAAACATACGGATTCAACGCTGCCACTGCATTAAACGCAGTCTGTGCTGCAACTAAAGCCCACAAAATTCCAATCCCAACAGCTAATCCTAGAAATACAGTACCCCAAAGCCTTACTATTTCTTTGTTTTTTTCAACCCATTTAGACATTTCTTGTACCTTTTGAGCGAATGCGTCCACTTTTTCCTTAAATGATTCCAATTTCTGTTTCACTTCATCAGCAGTCATTCCCCATATTTTAGTCTTATCCTTTGCATCGCTTGATTTTGTACTGAAACCAAATATTGCTCCAATAACAGTCATTATTAAATCGCCGATTGCTCCTAATGCAGCACCTAGACTTTGCAATGCTGATTCCCAGACTTTGCTCACATCAGCATTTTCCTGCAAATAATCCTGCCATTGCTTAAACAGATTAAATATCACAACTAATCCAACTGCCAGCAATCCATATAGAACTAATTTAAATAAACTTACTTTCGCAATTGCTTCTTTTATTCCAGTTATAAATGGTCCAATGCTCGCTTTCAGCTTCTGAAAAACTAATTCTCCAACAACCAAAGCTCCTAAAACAGAAACTAATTGTAATAACCAAGGAGCTTTTTCAGCAACTTGTCCTATCGCCTCAGCAATTCCCATAAATAGTCCTGCAACTGGGACTAATAAAGGCTCTAATGAATCAAATACCGACGCAAACGTACTTGACATTGTTCCCATTAAAGTTTCAACTGCTCCAGCACTTCCTTGCATCATAAACTTGCTTAATTTTTCAGCCGCTCCACTACTATTTTTTATTTCGTTTTGAAGTTTTTTTAAGTCTTCGATGCTTCCATTTAATAAAGTGTTTACTGCTCTTCCACCTTGTACTCCAAAAATAGATTTTAAAACTCCAGCTTTGTCAGCGTTTCCCATTTTGTCAGTTACACCTTTTAGTCTTTCCAGAATAGAAGTCATATCCTGTAAATTTCCTTTTTCATCAGTAACTTTACCAATTAAACCTTCCAGTTTTCCACGCTTTTTAAAATCTTTCATACTTTCAAACATTTGATTCAATCCTGTTCCAGCTGTAGAACCCAACAACCCGTTATCATTCATTTTACCAAGCATTGCATAAACTGTTTCCATTGGGACTCCTAATGCTTTTCCAGAAGCCCCAACATATTTAAACCCTTCGGCAAGTCTTGGCAAATCTGCGGCAGTATTTTTAGATGTAACAGCTATCATGTCAGTTACTTTCTGTGCCTCTTTTGCGGATAATTGATAAGAATTCATGTGCATTTTTACCATTTCGAGTGCTGGCGTGATGTCTGAATTAAATGCTTGTGCCAAATTTGAAGCAGCGGGGATAATTTCTTTCATTTCATCTTTTTTTATCCCTAAAGTTGCCCCTGCATTTATAGCTTGTGCAACATCCAGATTATTAAATTTGGTTGCTCCACCAACTTGCTTTGCAAGTTTTCTGTACTCTTTTAAGTCAGTTCCATACCCACCTGTTTTGGCAGAAGCCCCACGTAACTCATAATCAGTCTGTCCATATTCCTGTAACGCTTCCATTCCAGCCTGTGTAATAAAACTCCCAGCCTTATACAATGCTCCATCACGAACTTTATTCAAAAGCCCTTTAACTCTTTTCATTGCATTGTCAGCACCTTTTGCAACATTTTTTAAAGGATCTTTGACTGATTTTCCGACAGCTTCCTTTGCCTTGTTCAATTCATCCATTTTCTTTTTAGCCGCCTGTGTATCTTTTTTGACGTTATCCAGTCCACTTTTTATATTTTTACCTGTTCCAAGAGACTTCATCATTTCTTGTGCCATTTTAAGTTGTGATTTTAATTGATTCCCTTGAGATTGTAAATGTTTCTGCATGTGCTGAATCTGTTTGTTAAAATTATTTAAAGTAACTTTATCTAATGCTTTGGCTAACCTTTCGGCTTCTTTTCGCATAGATTCTATCCAACGTTTTGCATTCTTGTCTTTTATGACAAACTCTAACTCGTATGTAACTCCTACTCCGCTAGCCATTTTATCTTCCTTTCCTCATTTTCTTCTGTTCTCGCTCTTTTATTTTCTGTATTTCCGTATCGTAGAAACACATTTTTAAAAATGTTTCAAATTCCTTTTCAGGAATATCATTTTTGTTATATCTTTCTAAAAATTCAAATGAATTAAAACTTTTAAAGTTATCATTTAATTCAAGCTGAAATGCCAAGTTTTCGATTTCTGTTATATTTCTTAGCATTTCATCTTTGTTAATATACAACTTACCTTCGTAAAAAAAAGCTGGACTTTTATTTAAAGAAGGGATTTCTTACCACTTCCGATAGGAAAGCAGCTAATTCTGCAATTTCACTCGAAGGAAAATCTTCAATTTCAAATTTTGGAAGTAATTCATCATTATAAAAATCGTTGACTACATCAGCAAATAAAAATACTCCTTTACCAGTTCCTGGATCAAGTTCCATTTTAGAATATTTCGATGCTTTTTTTGTTGTCGGATATTTACAAATCACTTCTTGGGTTTTCCTGTCCCAGTTAATCAAAGTATAACTAAATAATTGGTTAGGTCTTAATCCGCCTTGCTGTTTAAGTCTATTTCTTTCAGCTTCATTTTTTCTTTCTTTTATTTCCTCCACCGTTTCTTCTGTTGTGATAGCTTCAACCGCTTTCATTTCATTCTTAACTTCTTTATTTTGAACTGTTATATTCTCATTTTCTTGTGCGATAGGCGGCAACCCAGCCATTTCCCTTGACATATTAATCGCCTCTAGCTCTTCTTCTGTGTATTTTCTTTTTTCTAAATTCATTTTATTTTCTCCTTGTCTTTTGATACATCAATTTAATAACTGTGATAGTTTTTTACCACAGTTATTTTTGTTTTAATTATCCTACAAATTCTCTACTCTCTGCCTCAAATTCCCATGCTCTGGCTTCAGTACCACTCTCGTTTGCATACTTCAATCCAGCTTTTTTCTTAAATGAGACGCTGTTGTAAATGTAAGTTTCATTTGTATTTGTATCAGTAATTACCATAAACATCGGAAACAATCCTTTATTTGCTTTCCAAAGTCTGTGCAGTCTTTCCATTGTTTTGTGTTCATCACTTCCATAAAGCAAACTCAATGTAATAGAAACACTTTCATCCACTGATACATTTACCACTTTCTGCCCACAGCTCGCAATCGTAGAGCTTGAACTTTCTGTGTTCGGATCATCTTCAAAACCATCTTCATGTCTGCAAGTAATCGCATAGGGAATTCCTGCGGCAGTCAGTATGATTTTGACGTTATCCACGTTATATTGTTTTGTTGCCATATATCTTTACCTCCTTATTTGTTAAAAATAATTTCTCCGTCTGTCGTAATTGCTCCAGTAAGTGAAACATATCTAACACCGTTCAGATAAGTGACTTTTAAATCAAATTTGAATTTCCCTTCCCTGATTGACTCCTGTGTTATTTCATCTACCGTCAAATGCCCTAACTTAATATTTATCTCGTTGCCGTTCTTATCTTTTTGAGTTATGATTCCAAAATAGCTTCCAGCATTATCCACCATAAACATTCCAGCATTAGCACCTTGTCTACAACGCTCTCTAATAATTGCTTCTATCATTAATTTTCCAGTATCATTCAAAGGTATTTTATCGTTTCTTACTTGAAAAATTGTCAAATCCTTTTTCAATCCATCTCTTAACCAAATCTCAATCAATTTCAATTCAATAAGCGTCTTATTATCTGAATTAAGTCCGTTTACAATATGAAAATATCCTTGCGTTGGTTTAGATAGATAATTCAATCCAGCGTCCCAGAATGCCTTTTGCTCCGTTTTTGTGAAGTTCTCCTGTACGAATCCGTTAATTTGTGTAGAATGCACAATATAACTTCCCAAATCTTTATATCCTATTGTTCCACCAACCAATGCTCCAGTGAGCCAGTTTCCTTTTGCCAAGTTCTTAGCCCCTTCGATAACAAACGCTACATTACCAATATTATTATCCGTCTGTAGTGCTACAGCTTTGGCTGAATTTCCTAATTTTTCATAGTTTACAGCTATAAAGAACTGTTTATCCTTATCAGTTTTTGCATAAGATATAATACTGTCTATATAATTTTTCTCTGCAACTATATCCATATTAGTAATCCAGTTAGTAACTTCAAAAGCGTCCTCGTGGTCTATATACGTATTCATAAGTTCTGTAAAGGTCGCTGCTGTATTATTCCCGTAAACAATTACATTTAACGGTGTATATGCTTGTGAATATGCACTAGCTATTAATTTGTAAAAGTTATGATTCTCATTTAATCCACTGATGTTTAATTCTAGTAAATCACCAGGTTCTGTAATAAATGTTGGTGATATTGCGAAGTCTTTTGTAAAAAATATCAAACTTCTGACATCAGCATAAAATGCTCTGTTATTTTCTGACTTAATTTGTACATTATTCAAAGTATTTAAATCATTTCTCTGTATTGCCATTATTCCTCCTTAATTTTTTTGTATAAACTTATTTGTCTTAACAATTCCTTTTTTATCTTTAATCTATTATTCGTATTTATTTTATACTGTGCGTCAATGTTTTTTTGTTTGCTCCTTTGCACCTGTAAATCTTAGAAAGTGAATTTTTTATAAAATTTTTACCGCCAATCCATACTTAACAGCACATTCATATTCAATTTTACACCCTCTAGCATATTCATAGCCTTGTGCAAAAACTACTATATCTGCATTGCACATTAATTCCAGCGACTTCGCTAAGTATCGCAAGGAACTATTTCTTTTGCCTGGTATCATCGGAAAAACTGAGTCTATAATCTCTATTTCCCCATATTCTTCTTTCAAACGGCTAACTATCTCTTCTCTTTCCTGCTCTATGTTAGCGTGGCTCTTATTTCTCATTGGTTGGCTTATAAATATTTTCATTATTCCTCCTTAAAATCTTTATTTATATAATGCTCTGCAAAATAGCTAAATTGCAGAACTTGTTTATAATATTTTCTGCCCATAAAATTAAAAGGCGTTTCCTGTATCTTGTATACTTTCCGTATCTTTCTTTTGTGTTTTCTTTTATCAAAATAATTATTTGTTGCATTTGTATTTGCTAAAAACATATAAAGCATATCAAAATCATTATGTTTTTCTCGTGATTCCAAAGTCAAAAGTACCTGTATTTCCTCGTCGTAACAGTATTTATCATTTTCAAAAGGAATAGGACTTCCTGCATCTTCAATATACAGATTATAGAAAACAAGCGGAAATTTAAGTTTTTCATATTGTTCAGCTGAAATCTCATCACGTTTTTCCTCGTTAATAACTTGATTTATGCCAAATTTTTTACAAAATTCCTTAATATCATTCACAACTTCTTTTCTAATTTCGCTTGTCATCTATGTTCAGCTCCATTCTCAAAAATTTCCCATAATTTTCTTCAATATTTACTATTCTATAAATTACATCATTATGTTTTAGCCTCATATTTTCGGAAATTTTAAAGTCATCTGTATCGTTCAGAATATAGTACCCTTCTTTTTTATCTGATAAAAAACTTCCATCCATACTTTGTGGAAACGATGAATTATGTTTTGGTGTTAATACAGCTATTTTTATAGTCTTTTCTATTTTGTTTTGAATTGGATTTCCTAAATCATCAAATTCAGCTTCAGAATCTTCCAAATACACAGTTACATCATCGGAAAACTTCCTTATAACTTTCAAAACTTTTCTAATAGCTGCCTGAACTTTTCTATCCACTATCCACCACCTCTCCCAACAATTCTTCCTTTATTAATTTTGGCAGCAATATTGCTTTTAAAATGTCCAGTTTCAATCATTGGATTATCAAATCCTTTTTTCTTGATTGTTGCAGGGCTATTCGCAGGGCTTTTAATTTCTTCAATCATTTCTTTGTATTCCGTACTCGCTTCAATTCCAATTTTATTTATCATAGCGTCAATTGTAAGATTCCCATTTATTATCCCTGATATTCCTTGCAAAAATTTTTTCTTCGTTTTTCTTTTGGCTTTTTTAAAGGCTTTATCATTATATTTCCATCCTGGAATCTTTGATTCTTTATCTTTTCCTGCGTTTGCTCCAAATTCTAGTACATTTGATAATTCGTTAGCATCAAATTCGCCTTTAATGCCATAATTAGTTACTGTCCCTACTTCTATCTTCTGTGGATTCATCGCTAGTACTGTCTCTAGATTTTTTGTCTTTGGTTTTTGTTTTATCGTCAACTTGCACGGCATTTTCATCACCTAATTCTATAATTTCAATATTAAGTTTTCTTTTCTCAATTTCCTCTTTTGCAATATTCAGCCTTCGAGGCGTCAAATCTAATTCATTATCGCCTTCTTTAAGCAATATATGATTTAATTCAACAAGCAGGATCTTTCCCTTTTCCTTATTTTTTAAAATAACCATTACTTCCTCCCTAAATTATTGATACAGTTGTTTCATTCTCATCAATTCCAAATGCTTTTAACAATTGTTTATACATCATTAAATACTGATTATTCCCACCTGTTTCTTCGATTACAATATTAGATACTTGAACTTTTGTAAAATCAAAATCATCTAATGAAGTGAGTAAATATCCAAAAAGATATATTTTAAGCAATTTTTCTTTTTCACTGCTATGTTTTTCTCCAGCGACTTTATAAAACTGCTCAACAACTCCTACATCAAAATCAGAAGTTTCAGGAATATATTTTTTCAGTTCTTCCAAAGTTTCGCCTGTCATTATTCATCAACTCTTTCGCCGACAAGTTTATTTTCTGACAAAACTTCAAATTCTGCCTCAGTTAATTCCAGCTTATCGCCAATTTCATATCTAACATCGTTGTATCTCAAAGGCGTTAAAGCTACTGCTTCAACAATAGCTTTCACCTCTTCCTTTTTATTCTCTTTTGCCATTCAATTCACCTACCCAACTGTCGCTATGAACATACTGTTTATTATTGATGGATTTGGAGCAACTAAATCCTCGATTACAACGTTTACATTATTCACAACTCCCGCTGATTTTGATTCAGGCACAACTTCCACAGTTGCAAATGTTCCTGCTATATCTACAACTTCTCTATCTCCTAAATATCCAAGTAATTCATCAGTTTTGGTTGGAGTTGGCCCATATTCCATTGTTCCTAATTGTCCATTCGGAATTAGTGTAACAACATTATCTGGAAATACATTTTTAGTCGTTTTTCCAACTTTTATTTTTTCATCCCAGATCAATATTGTCATTCCGATTACGTCTTCAATAGTAGATTTAATAAGTGCTGGAGTAACCGTAACAATGATATTCTTAAACAATGCTTTTACAGTATCGTGTTTTTTTAGCGTATTATATGTGGATTTTGACATTAAAGCTATTTCTACGTTTTCACCACCTTCTTCAACGGTTTCTTTCCATCTTTCTAAATCTTCAAGCGGTTTTGCTGTTGCGGTACTCCAAATATTAGTTCCCGCTAACGTTTCTTTATATTTATCAGCAAGTTTATAATTAATTGTCTGTCCTCCGCCATTTTCATCGACAAACGTTACCTTGGCTGTTGACAAAAATTGTGAAGCTGTATAAGCTGCAATTGCTCTTGCACTTCCTAAAAAACCGTTTTTCCCTGCGAATTTATTAAAAATATTTTCTGAATAACTAGCAATTATTGACTGATTATTTGTATTCAAAATTTCTAGTAATTCTTTTCTACGTTTTTCATCAAGCTTCATACCTTCCCTAAAAAATTGTTTATCCCCTTTTGTTGTTGTTTTCAAATCCCAGTCTCTAAACATTACATCCGCATCCAGTTGGCTGCTTTGTAATACCTCAACTGCTCCACCGTCTAGACTTCCAAATGTATTTATGTCAAACGTGTTTGAAAATACAGCTGGAAACATTGCTTCTACTAACGTAGTTCCTTTTACTCCTGCATAATACTTATTTAAACTCTTTGCATTTAATAAATCTGTTAAATTCATTGGCATTTCTTAACCTCCTATTTTCTATCCTTATAAATGTAAGTTATCCCTGCTGGTAACTCCGCTTTTGTAACTGTAATTGGTGTAGGATGTTCTTTCCCCACTGCAATTAATTTATCTAAATATGCAACTCCTTCAAGCGAGACTGTCGCTTGTTCGTTGTCGTTATAATATTTAAACTCAACGTCATGCAACAATACGGCTTCCGCCTGCGTTCCTGTCCCTGTTGGAGTTACAAATGCTCCTGTTTCTCTTAAATCTTCTCCATTTTTTGCTTTAACCAGCGTTCCAGCTAACAAATACTCTTTATTGGTATTTTTGTCTTTGTAAATGTAATTAGCAAAATCTGATTTTAATATTTTCACTTGCACATTCAGTTTTTCTTTGTGCATTACTGTTCTTTTTAACATTTCAACCTCCTAAAATTTTGTAAGATCTGTTTCGTTGTTTTTGTTTTTCTCAATCATTCTGTCAACAAAATCTTTTTCATCTTTCTTTTTATCCTTTGGATTGAATCCTCCGTTTGTTATAGAGTTCTTTTTCAAGAAATCTGTTGTGAACTCTTTTTCTTTAGCTGCTACATTCTTAACCGCCAACTCAAGACTTTCAATTGTCATTTCTGGTGTAATTTGTACTAAATCAGCAAACTGTGGACTAATTTTTAACTCTGTTACCAACTCGTTTTTTCTAGTCCTTAAAGTCGTTAAGTTTAACTGTTTTTTAGTTTCAGCGAGTTCTTTTTCAATTTTTTCTTTTTCCAAATTTGCTAATTCCTCAGCAGTTTTCCCGCTTTTCTGAAATTCCTCAAGCTGCTTATTGCTGTGTCCAAGCTGTGATTTTAAAGAATTAATTTCCTTGTCTTTTTCAGCCTGTGCCTTTTTAAAATTCTCGATTTCAGCTTTTAAGTCGTCAAGCGTTGGATCATTGCTACCTGTACCAGCCCCTTCTCCATTTCCTTTCCCTTCTCCGGGCTCATCATAATACAATTCCATTTGTTTAAAATTTCTCATTCCATTTCTCCTTGTTTTTTAGATTATTTGCTGTAACTCATAAAATGATTTACAGTATTGATACTCTATAAATTTTTGAGATTTGACATCAAACAACTCATAAATGATCTGTAATCTTTCAACTCTCAAGAATTTTGATTTATGTCATTGATTTCCTCTTGTGAATTGGGGAAATAAACAGTAGCCCAACATCTGCAACCTGGTTCTTCTCCAGGGACTATCTCGGCATTATCCCAGTTATAAATTTGTCCATCTCTTGCTTCGTGTGTTGGTCTAACACGTTCATCCCCCATCGTGTTCCACTCAAAATATTCACTTTCGCTTGCAATTATTTCTTTCAAAAAATCCTTATAATAATTGCCTAACATGTTTCTAGCTCTGAATTTAGCGTTATTTCTCAATTTATCTTTTAAATTATTTTTTTCTTTATTTTCTTCAACATAATTATTTAGATTGTTTTGCCATTCTTTTATCTCTTTTATTTGTTTTATCGCTATTTCTATATGCTTTTTTACATCTATATTCTTTATTTTCTTAAATTTTTTCTCACAGGAAATGCTATAATTAACAAATATTTTCATTAAATTTGAATAATCAATATCTGTTTTTTTGCCACTAAATATTGAAAATGCTGTTCTTCTAAAAAAATTAAACAACCTTTTCTCCGCTTTATGTTCCCATTTAAAATCTATCTTAATCATACAAACCACTCAAATCTTGTAAAGTGTCATCTGTCACTTTTTCTATTAATTTTTTAAGTTTATATTCTTCATCAATATCTTTCGCCTTGCTTATTACATCAAGAGCTAATGATAAAGTTGTTAATTTAGAACTCTTTTCGTTCTCCATAAATGTATCAAAATATGTATAATCATTTTCAGTCAATTCATCAGAACTTCCTGACAATTCCAACGCAATTTTATCTGTTTCTAACAAACTTTTTATAAAATCCTCTCTAAAACTTGCCACTTTAGTTTTAAGTCCATTATTCTTTAATAAATAAGTTTCCTCACTGACATTTTGCGTCGCTGTATCTACGAGTAAATATTCAGGAAATAAATTTGATAATCTTTTTTCTAATCTCGCTATATCATTTTGCATTTCACTAATTAACGGATTTGTTAATTCAATATATTTGAAACTAGCTTCCATTTCTTTTGAATTCTGAGTATTGATAATTCTTTTGTTTTTGTATCTAGCCTCTTCCAAAAGCTGTGCATTTTTCTTAATCTTTCCATTACTAGAATTAACATCTGCAAATTGTTTTACTCCGTTTGCGTGAAGCCAAGGGTCCCCGTGTATTCCAAATATTCTCCCAATGTAACTTTCAGTTTCATTGATTTTATCTATAATATTCAATGCTTCTATAATATTGCTATCGTTTTTAAATTTTGAAACAGGAATTTTATTCAAAATAAAAGGTGTTTCAACTGTCTCGTTATCTATTTTTTCGGTTCTTTTAACAGTTCCAATATCAAGTTTTATATATTCTCTAGAATACTCTCTACTTTGCTCTTCTCCGTTTTCGTCAAAATAAACTTGTTCCCCTTCAACTTTAAATTTCTTAATTTCTCCAAAAACTTCCGTGTATTCGACATCGTCTACATTATGTAAAATATACCTAATTTGCTCATCTGGAGTTAATATAACTTCAACAAATACTTCTTCATTCAAATACATTTCTTTAGCAATCTTTTTACTGAAAGTAGTCATTTGATTAACTTCCCAAATTTCTTTTAGTTTATCGTTTTCTATTCCTAAATCTTTTAAAGCTGTATTTGATAGAGCCTTTACAATATCTCGAATCGGATTAAATATTTCCACAGTTCCGTCAAACAGTCCTGGCATATTCTTACTTAAATTTGATTTACTATATTGTTCCCTATCATAATAAGTTTTAATTCTTGTTCTTTCTTCTCTAGTCATTAGCCCTCCTTCCTAATATAAATAAGCAATTCCACCTTCATCTTTTTTTAAGCTATATAAAACATATCTTATCGCATCCATTACATCATCATTTTCCTTAACTGGCTCATCATTCTTCCCCCAGACATAAGAATAAATCTCATCTTCAAATTTCCCTTTAAACGCTTTTTCTGTAATTTTTAAAGCATTTCTTTTATACATTGCACCAACCAAGTCAATTCCTTCTTTTACATCTTTTTTTGCGTTTTCAGCATTTATTTCAAAATCTAATAACCCTTGTACATATTCAGTTCTGGCACTATCGCAAAATACTCTTGATACTTGATATTCCTTATATTTTTGTAAAATAAGCATTTTCCAATAATCAAAATACTTATGCTGTTTCGCTATAACTTCAACGATATAATAATTATCTTCAAAATCCACTCCAATAACTACCAATGTTCCATAATGCTCAAATCCCCAGTCAACTCCGATGTAATACTCTTTTATTTCGATATTTTCTATATTATTAATCACATTTTCTTTTTCAGAAAAATCAGCAAACACAACACCTTCCTGTGCAACCCACAATCCTAAAATATCTCTATCGTAAGTTGCTCCTCGTGGAGTTGTCTTTTTAATAGAATCCACATATTCCTTATTAAGAAAAACATTATCATCTAGTTTGAAATTGCTAACTAGAATATTTAATCTGCCGTTTTCTAATCTATCTCCAGCATTGTCAATATAATCTTTTTTTACAAAATGAGCTGGATTATCAGGATTGGTATCAATAAATATTTTTGCACCTTCTCCTGATGTTCTTGAAAACGCTTCTGTTATAAAAGTTTGATGCAATGCTGTTGCCTCATTTATATAAGTGCCGTGAGAAGTCATCCCTCTCATCTTCTTCCAGCTGTCTGCCTTTTCTCCACCGAATAAATAAACATTATTACCAAATAGCTTGAAACTTCCGTCTTTTTTTGGCTTAAATTGTTTTCCTAACATTGTTTCCCAGTCATTTAAAACGTTTCTCCAAATGCTTCCGCTAGTTGCTCCAATTATGATAAAGTTAAAATTTTGATTAGCTAATTTTGCAATATGAGATAACATCAGAAAATTATTTAAAAACGTTTTTCCGCTTCTTTTTGCTCCTGTTAAAATCGTTATTCTTGGCTGTTCTTTATTAAATGTTTTCAATACTTCATACTGTTTTGGAGTCAAGTCATTCATCTTTTTCAACCTTTTCCGTTATATTTTTTAGCAGTTCAATCATTTCATTTTCTTTTTCTGACTCTTTGCCGTCATCTTTTTTAATTTTAGCCTTTTCAATTTCTAATTTCTCTCTTGATATTTCCTCTTCAGCAAGCTGTCTATCAATCTCCAGAACCTCATAAGCAGTCAACATCTTACCAGTCCGCATTAAATCATTTCCCATTTTTTTTATAGCAATATATGCTTTATCAATTACTTGAAGTCTTTTTACATCTAGCGAATCATCTTTTGAAATTTCTTTAGCCATTCTGATGATTAAGTTCCGTTTCGATATTTCGATATTCTTTAACACATCCCCTAAATCAGAATAAACTTTCGAAAGAATGTCATCCATTTGTTCTTCAGTTTTTTCTAACCTAAGTTCCCTTACACTTTTTTCTTTCCTGTAATATGTTGCGTTCGATATCTCATTTTTTCTCATTATCTCTTCTTTCGGAATATCATTTAAAATATCCTTTTTCACTTGAATATCACGTTCGTTCACACGTTCAACGTTCGTTCGCTTTTTATTGTGAACGTTCGCTTTACTTTTTTTCAAGTGTTCGCTCTTCCAACGCCTCACAGTTCCCTCTGGGACACCATATTTATCAGCCAGTTTCTTCAAAGTTCCTTTTGCAGCATTTTCTCCTCCAAGTTCTTCCCATTCGTTCAGTAATAATTTTTTAGTCATATTTATTCCCTTAATTGTGGAAAATTATCATATATTAACTCAGTGATTTCTTTTTTGCTTACATTCGGAGTTGACACTGCAACTTTAGACCTGTTCTTTAAATATTTTTCCAAGGCTGGTTTTAAATTAACTTTTTTCTTTAAGATTATTTTTATTTCTTTCGCACGAACTCTTTTATCTGTACTTTTTAACAATCTTATTGTTCCAAATGCTATAAATCTAAAATCGGATTTTATACTCAACCAGTCTAGTTCCTGCTGCTTTGTTGTGTTCTTAGTTTTAGAAAAAGTTAAAATCTCAACATCTTTTATATTTTTTTCTTTTAATTTACCTTTTCTTTTGCGATAAATATTGAAACAGCATCTCAACTTAACTCCACTGTATTTGACTGCTGGCAGCATATATGATTTATACAGTTCTATATTTTCAAACTTATCTTTCTTATACATATCGCCTGGAAGTACAAATGCTACATAGTCAGAATGTTCCATACTTTTCTTTATAAACTCTGTATGCAAATTTCCAGCGCTTCCAAAAGGTGGATTTCCAATTACAAGGCTGTTTTTCATATATGGAATATTCTGTTTAAGATAATCGCCTTTTATGATATTTTTACCTTGTGGCTCTATATCATATCCAATCGCACTTTTAGGAAGTCTTTTAAGAAATGCTCCAGCACCTGCACTTGGCTCTATAATCCTTGAGAATTCCTTTATAGACATCACATCTTTTTCCAAAACTTTAATAACTTTTTGCACAACCGAATCAGGAGTATAATATTTGTCATTATGTATCTTCGCCATCCATTACCTCCTTAAATTCGCTCTTTTCGGCAATATGATTACAGCAGGGACAAATTAATTTAGTACGTTTGACTTCTGTATCATCTGTATCTTCTTCTTCAATTTCTAGCTCTTCCATTTCCTCTTGCAAAATTTCATCAAGTTCAGGCTGTTCAAAACCAAGTACACTTAAATCAAAATCATTTACCTCCAACTTATTCAATTCATACTGTAACTTTTCAATATCAAATTCAGTATTCATTGTAAGTTTATTATGAGCAATAGCATAAGCTGTTTTCTGATCCTCTGTTAAATGTTTTAACCTGATTACTTCAACTTCTGTATATCCAAGTTCTTTTAATGCCAAATATCTTCCGTGTCCTTCGATGATTATGCCTTTTTCATCAATAGCAATCGGATCATTGAATCCAAATTCTTGAATACTGTTTTTAATCTGTTCGATTTGCCATTCAGGATGTTCTTTTGCATTCCATGAATACTCAATTATTTCATTGATATTTATTTTCTCAATCTTCATCTTGCCCCCTTTCTTTGATTTTTAGACAAAAAAAGAGCCATTAAATAAATAGACTCGTTTTAAAATCTATCTATCTAATGGCTCATATATCTATAGTCTTGCCTATTCAATTGTAATTTAATGATATAAACTTCTCACTATATATCTTTTTTTATTCAGTTTACCTTTATTGAAAACAATTCGTATTTCACATTCTTTCTTTGTTTTTTTTAAAGCCAAAATGTCGTCAAGTAAGTATCTCACTTCTACATCGTCTTCAATCAAGATTTCGTACTTTTTGTTCACATTACCTCCAATTATACCTTATTTCTCTATTTTTTTCAATCCCATTTCTTCAAAATATTTTTCTTTCAACTCATCAAAATTCATTTCATTTATTTCATCAAATTTCAAAACTTTTTCTTTAAATTTTTCAAATTCATCTTCTAACTTTTCTATTAATTCATTCGTATTTGTTTCTTTATAATCCCATCCGCTATCGCCAGAAAATGATTTTTGTGCTGATAGTTTAAATATTCTATTTTTATATTCAACATAAATTACAAAATTTTTAAGTATAACCTCGTCTTCAATTCCATAACTAGTTTCAAATTTTCTATTCTCCATAAAATCTTCAATCAATTCTTTGAATCCTCTATAAATCAAATAATCTAAATTAATTTTTCCCATATTTTTCTCCTTCTTGTTTCCTATTTATATTCATTATACCTTTTCTACGCTCTAATTGCAAAAAATACAATCAAGTTTATTATTGAATAAATCAACAGAATATTTAAAAACCAAAAAACTAAAAAATACGCTACATTGTAAGGTATATAATTAATTTTAGTTATTCCTCTTAATTTCTTCTTTACATCTTCAACTAAAGCATACAGATAACTAACTAAAAAGAAAACTAAAAATATTGTAACTGCTGCACTTAAAATTCTCATTATTATTTCTAGCATTTAATCCTCCTTAATCTTGAACAATCCGAATACAAAAGTTAAAATCTGAACTCCTACACCCCAAAAAACATATAATATAAAATCTATTAACATTAATTTTGCAAATTCTAATAATGTTTTTACATTTGAAATATCATTTATTGTTTTATATACTAATAATCCTAAACTTCCTAAAATAATTGTTACATATAATATCGTTATTATTGCTGATACTACTTTTCTCATACTGATTCCTCCTATTTCTTTTTATAACTTTTCATCCAATCTTGAACAAACCACAATTGCCCACAACCACCACCAATTGTATCTTGTCCTGCCGGATCAAATATTCTAGTATTGTAACCTTCTTCAATAAAACTTTCAGAAACCGATTTTATAATATTCATATCATTGTAAACTCCTTTTAATTTGTTGTCTTTATCAAGAGAACAGATAACGCTGAATGTGAAATAAAAGTGCTTTTTGCTGAATAAATCTTTTAATCTATTTATTTCTTCATCTGAAATATTATTACCGTCTATGCAATAATTCAAATAAATTGGACGTCCTGTATTTTCAGACCATTCGATTCCGTAATCCCTAATTTCTCTTAATGTTAATTTATTTTTATATGGTATTAATTTGTTTCTTTTTTCTTCATTTGCTTGATGTATAGAAAATTGTAAACCAATTTTATTAATTTCTATTGATAATTTCATAAAATCATTTAATTCTTCATATTTTCTTAAACCTACTGTTGAAATTAATAATTGAGCATTTGGAAATAATTTATTTAATTTAACAATAGCTTCTTTAACTTGATAATAATTATCGAAAGGCTCTCCCATACTCATAAACATAATTTGAAATTTTTCAATTTCATTTGTATTTTTAATTTCATTTAATACTTTATTATTTATAACTATTTTTACTTGTTCAACAATTTCATCTGATGTTAAACTTCTAATAAATCTTTTTCCTGTTCCACAAAAAGTACAGCCCACCTTGCAACCACTTTGGACAGAGCAACAAATTACTGTTCTTTTTTTATAACTTTCATATTTGTATAAAACACTTTCTGCTACCATATCTTGTTTAGTAAAAACAAATTTACATACATTATGATCTTCTAAAATTCTATATTCCATTATTCCTCCTAACCTTTCTCTAATAGAAATGACTTTTCACGACTGTTATTTTTCCTTATAAACATTATATTTTTACACATTACTCTAGCCAAAACGACTTTCTACGACTGAACTTTATTATTTTATAACAGATATAGAAAGAACAACATACCCTTCCTTTAAAAAAGAGCTGTCATCCAAAATATACAGTACTTTAGCTAAAATATGTCTGCCAGTGTATATTTGTTTATCTTTATCATACTCATTTAAAGATAAAATGTCATTTACTTGATAATCCCTGTCGTTTTTCCTCACTTCAAATCTTTTTCTCTCTGTTATAACATCGTCAAAATATTTTCTTTCTATTTTTAAATCATGTGTTTTCATATTCTACTCCTCCTTCACTACCCAGTAAGATTGATCTATATTCTCATTTCTCCATTCTCTAAATAATTCATACTGTTTGTCATCATCATTTATTATTTCTTTTGCTTCTTCCTCTGTATAGCCGTAGTCGTCTATTAAATCAACCTCGGCATTTTCTCCGCAATAGCTATCGCCTATTGAAAAACCTAATTTATATTTGCTCATTATTCCTCCTCGAATGCTTTAAAATGATTTTTGTAAATCTTTTTCAGTTCTTTTATTTGTTCATTATCCAAATAAATACCTCTTACATTGTATTTTCTTTCAAACGTCTGAACTCCCCAATTATGTTTCTGATTGTGATGCAGTCTACACAACGAGATATACCGCCCTTCCTGTCCAGTATCTTTTTTATAAGTTCCGTGAGTGCTTGCGATTGAATCCCAATGTTCCAAGTCTATACTGTTACTTTCTGTATGACATTTTCCACATACGGCACATTTTCTATGTTTCAGCATAGAATAAATATATTTCTCCTCGTTCTGCTGTTTATACAGCATTTGCATTTCTTCCCACATTGCTATATCGTTCTGAAGAAAATAGTCAAAAAGGAAATTGGTAAATGCCACAGCTTCAGCATTGCTCATTAATTTAAGTGCCAAACTAAAAGTATCATTCAGTTTGATAAACAACATTTGAATTTCATCAGTTACAAAATCCATTAAATCGTTTGTGATTATATTGATTTTGCTTTCTTTCGTATAATTCTTGTCAATTATATCTCCAATTCTATCTTTCAGCTTGCTTTCCATATTTCTAAAAGGCTCATATTCCTTTATATTCTTTCCGCTGTGCCTGATGTAAAGTTTTTTCAAATCCTCCTTTGCCTTATACAAAAAATAATCAGAAATGGCAGGCTTTTGCTTGCTAGTCTGCCAATTTATGTCTACACCTTTCAAATGATAGGCGTAACAATCTATAAACCAGTAAATCAGTTTTTGGTTTTCCCTGCTCATTCTCTTAGCCATTTCTTTTTAGCCTTCCTTTTCTTAATAAATTTAATATCCTTGAACAAATTAGCATTGAGTTTCGTAAATTCAAATTCACGTCTGCTCATTTCTGTATTGCATAATATACTTGCTTTTATTCTTTCGACTGTTTTCTCTTGTTCATCCATATCAGTTCCTCAACTCTGCTTTTTCTATCCAGTTCTGTACATACGCCAATGCTTCAGTTAAGTCCTTTCTCTTAATATCACGATAGCTTGCAACTCCAAACCTGTCCTTTAAATCCCTGTAAATTGCAGGGAACATTAAATTTCTGTCAGCATCTATTACATCCAGCCTTTGATAAACTCTTATTGATACTGCTTTCTGCAATTTTCTCTGTTCTGTATGATCTATTCTTATCTCATTGTCAACTTTGTTTTCCACGATGTCAATTCTACGCTTGACACTTTTCATTTCATTTGCCTGCAATATGATCATATCTTCTACTGTCATCGACTTTTGAAGTTGTTCAATTTTTTCGATAAGTTTAAATCTTGTTTCAGCATTATATCTTGCCCCAAGTTGCAGCACTCCTTTGTAATTCAAAAGAAACATTGGTTGTTGCTTGTTTTGCAAATTTGTATAACAGGACTGCTGAAAAATTAGCCGTCCTCTTTCTTCCCCTAGTTTACTGATTTCGTCTCTAATATCAGCTAAAATATTTTTGTGTTCTTTTCCTGCTATTTGTGCCACTTCCAAACTTGTCAACGTGTTTCTGCTTTCTATATTCATTAATTCGTTCATTAATATTCCTCCTATTTTTTATTCAATAAACTGCTTCAAATTTGGTCTAAAATAATTTTTTCCTTTCAATATTTTTCCATCTTCCCTGAAAATTGCTTTTCCATTTTCAAGTTTTGACATATTGCTTCTGTGAACTTCCTCAAATGCTTCCATAATTAGTTCATCGTTAAACCAAGTTCTTTGTTTGTAATAGTCAATTACAAAAAACTGATTGCCATATGTCCCTAGTTCAAGCGTTGTACCTATCGCTATGTAATACATATCACAAATAGCATCTAATTTCTCCACATCTGTTTCAGATTCCAAAAATTCCTTTAGTTCTTCATCAAATAACTTATTTCTTAATTTCATCCGCTCAATATTTATCTCTCTATACACTTCTTTGTTAAGATATTTTTCTTGCCCAAAAGCCACATAAAACTCCTTAACAAGTTTTTTCATCTTCTCTAAATATCTTATATCCATTTTTCTTAAATCTAATATTTCTGCATTTACCATTTATTTCAACTCCTCACAAAAAATTCTATACCCATTATTATCTTTTAACTTTCTTCTTTTGCATACTCTGAAAATACTGTTGAACATTTCAAATGTATTCCCTTTTTGGTATTTTTTATTTTCTTTTTCAAAATCTTTGCAAAAATTTCTTTTAATGCTGAATTTAAAAACTATATTTGGATTCATTTTTTATTCCCTCTTATAAAATTTCTATTCTTACCCCTGCATTTTCCTTATCAATTTCATAACCTAAGAATACAGGAATGATATTTTCCATATTGTCGTTCTCTATCCATTCATTTTCCTGCATTAAGTCTAACGGAAGCTGTGCGACGTTCACATAGTCAAATGCCCTTTTGCTGTTTCTTATGAAATAAAATCCAATTTTGTAAGGCTTTTCTTTGCCTTTTAGCATTTCCTTGAATTTTATTCCTTCTTGCCACCATTCATCAGCTGTATTTTTCTTGTATCTCATTACAGTTTCTGAATTTATCAGCCTTTTCCCTGTCCAGCGTTTGCTGTTTTTGGAACTTGGCACATTTCCAGATATAAAAATTCTCATTCTTGATTTTTTCTCCCTTCTTCCAGCTTAAATCTATAAAGTTCATCAAATGAATATTCCAAAGCCTTCTGCAATTTATTTTCAGGAATCTCCCAGTTAAATTGCTCTATGCTTTTAACTTTTCCACGATGTCTTTTTATGAATTTAAGCCATTCATCTTTGTCAGTTGTTTTCAGTTCGTTGTTGTCTATCCTTATACAAATGAGTTTTATTTTCATTTAATCTGTTCCATTCCTCGCTTTGCAAAGAAGTTGTTGTTTCGTTCCAACTCCTGCAAAAAGTTCTATGACTTTGATTTTTTGCATTTATCCTCCTATCAGCATTTTATTTTTTATTTCCGACAAATCGACCTTATTTTCAATCTGTGCTGTAATATTTTTATACTCAAGCCTTATGAAATTCATATTTTCTGTATTTCCAATCTTGGCTTCCTCGTAGCCTATCATTCTAGGTTTTACTTGTCCGAATAATTGGCTTGTACCTCTGTAATAGTCAGAAGTTTCATAAGGGCGTTCACAGAATCCTTTGTATATTCCGTCAAATTCCCATTTAAGGAAACTGTCAAACTCGTCATCTTTCATCGTGCATAGTCTATTCCAGCCAACATAATCAACTACAGCATGTAGCCCCTTATCCTCAAAACATATCATTCCTTTTCCGCCGTTTTTGTACATTGCTGTTTTTAGCAATTTCTTGGCATAGAATACTTGCTGTTCCAAATCTGAATCTTTAGCATATTTTAAAATTACTGTAACTTTTGGCAAAAAATCGCCTTCATATTCCTTGATTATTCTGCCTATCGCATAGTTAAATTGCTCTATGCTAAGTTCGGATAATCCCATAAAATAAATATTTACAAGCCCCTCTGTTACTCGTGTATTAGGATAATAATCAAGCAGCATTCCGAATCCTTCGTTAAATTCCTCCATTGTCATTTTTGCTACCTCCAAAATATTTTTTTAGCCCTTCTACTGTTACTTTTGGTCTTTTACCTTTAGTGCCAGTTCCAAATCTTTGATTAGTGTGAACATTATTTTTTGTTTCCACGTTTATTTTATCGTCATAATTTCCCTCAAGCACTTTCAAAAGGTTGGATTTGTTAATAAGCCAGTCAAATGTTATTTGCCAATTATTTTTATTATCCCCTTGTAAAAATTTCGAGATATGGATTTTATCCATCGCCTGCAATAATTCTTCCACTGTGTACTCATTAAGCAAAATTTTTATTGCCTTTTTTCTTTTGTCATTTATTTTTAACTTAACTCCTGACAAATTAAATTTATGTGCAATTTCTATCCATTTGTTTTTTATCTCTTCACACACGGAAGAAAAATTAATTTTTTCTTTTTCTACACTCTCTCTATCTCTTATAGAAGAATCTATTAAAGAAGGATCTGTTATAGAAGAATCTTTGTCTACCCATTTTGAATAGCCCTCCTTATCATTTTGAGTACCCCCCCTATCTAAATTAGGTAGCCCCCCTTCTCGTTTTGAGTAGCCCCCCTTATCATTTTGAGTAGGGGTATCTTCTGTTTCGTATTCCAATAATTCAAAAAATTTTTCTCCAAATGAAATATATAAAAATGTTCCTTTTTTACCTTTCTTTGAATTTGTAACCTGCTTTTTTAAAAATCCTTTTTCAACAAGTTCTCCTACTTTTCTTATAAATGTGCTTTTACTTCCGACAAGTGGTATCTGACTATATAAATAGTCATAAGTTATCCACATAAATTTGTCTTTTTCCAGCATTTTTTCCTTATTTTCCTCATTTTCAACTTCATATTCTAATATCTGATATTCAATTTTGGATGAATTACTTGAATACATATCAACAAACAATCTTAAAATCAAGCTGTCTGCCAAATCTAAATCATTTTCTATCAGTTTATCCTGTCTGAAGCCGTTTATCGTGTTTTTCATTTCCTACACCTCTTTACTTAATTTACTAAATTTGATATAATCAAATTATGAAATATTTGTATGCACTTCATTGGAAGTGCTTTTTTGTTTACTTTTTTAACTTTTTTTAATATTTTCAATTAAATTGGATAAATTCTTTATATTAAAATTTGGCACAAAATTTCCAGTCATCGTATTGTATGCCCAGTTTATCTCTTCCTGCGTATATCCCATTTTCCGTAACTCAAGAAAAGATCCGAGCAATTGTGCAAAACAATTTATCCCTTCTTCAAATTTTTTCTCATCCATTTTGTATATCTCCTACTTTTTAACTTGATAATTTTTATATCTAAACGTTTTTACACTTTTCTTTTTGATTCTGTTTTTCTTTTTATTTGAAAAATATCTTTGAAACGCAATCTGCATTTTTAATCCAATTATTTTCCCCTGCAAAACTTCAATCTCTACTTTCAACTTCGCAATTATATACACAAGTAAAAATGTTATTAACGTTTCTGAATAAATACCATTCCACACCTCCCTTATTTCATTTTTACCTCCTTTTGAGTTATAATAATATCGCCAAATAAAATTAAATACACAAGAAAGGAGGTGTTTTTATGCGTTTAAATCCTGATTGCATACGTGATATTCTTTTTTATGTTGAAGAAAACGCTGGTTATTCAGAAATGATTCCTTTTTATACAAATCTGGAACGTTTTAATATAAAATTAAAAAATGATTATCCAGCTGATGTAATTTTATATCACCTTGAATTATGTGAAGAATATGGTTATCTTACAATATATTCACACACTATGGGAGCGATTAACGTTAAAAGATTATCAGTGTCAGGACACGAATTTTTAGAAAACATACGCAAAGATACAAATTGGAACAAAACTAAAGAAGTTGCCCAAAATGCTGGTTCTGCTTCGATAGAAATTTTAAGTAATGTCGCTTCCAATTTAATATCAGCCTTGATTTCTAAGAAACTTGGGTTATAATTTCCAGTTTTTCAAAAGCTATTAAAGAAAATTCTATTTGTGGCACAGAATTTTCATTATTGAAGTCATAGGAGTATTTAATATTTATTCTATCTACCCCTATGATTTCTTTTTCATCTATAAATAATTTCTCAGGTATTCCTAATTTGTTTTGTATAATTTTTATTTTATGCTTTTTGCTCATCTCACACCTCCTTCCTTTTCTTTTGCGATTCCAATCAATTTTGTAACTTATAATTAGTTACGTTTTATTTCAAAAAAAAATGAAAAAGGCACATTCAAAGCATTTGCCCATTTCTCTAGAGTTTTAGTATTTATAGTTTTACCATTTTTCAACCTGTTCAAAACAAAAGATAACGCCGATTTTGAAATGCCTATTTCATTAGCTAATTCACCTTTACTCAAGCCTTTCTGATTTCTTGCAAGTTCTATATTGGCATAAACATTTTTATGATATTCACTCATTGTCATTATTCTCACCTCCTATATATTGTAATTTATTTTTAGTTACAAGTCAAGTGTTTTTTTGAAATTTTTCCAAAAAAGCCAACAAAAAAAGAAGCCTTTTACAGCTTCTTTCAGTCTTTTTTACAATCCAATGTCATATACAGCCAGTTTATGCCCATTTTCTATAATATTAAAAGTTCCTGCCTGTCCTTTTGGAACTTCGAAGACAATTGTTTGATCAATTTTGTTTCCAATCGGTATATCATCAAAATTAAACTCTCCAAATTCGACAATACTTACATCTGGTTTAATTAATTTTTTATCTTTGGTTTCAATTTGATAATGTTCTGATACTGCGCCTGGTACTATATTTTTCGAAATATTTTCTTTAGTCAATTTTATAACTAAATACTCATTTCCTTCTTTAGGCTGTGAATATTTTCCTTTTTCGATTATTTTAACATCCGTTATAGTTTGCGCTGTGTTTTCAATCACACCTCTTTCACCTTTTTTAAAATATTTGGTAGGTTGTTTTTGTTCTGATGTTCCATTCACATTATCCGCTAATTTTGAAAAACCAAAAGTAATTATTTCAAAAAGCTCTTTATTTTTTTTGTCTTGTCCATCAACTTGCCAATTTTTACCATTCTTTCTCAATATGACATTTATATTTTTCTCGTTAAACTTCAAATCTTTTGCCTTTAATTTTTCCTCAAAATATTTTGTTGCAAATTCTTCTCCAAGTCTTTTCATTTCTTCTTCACTTTTTCCAAAATTTGAAAAAGCCAATGCCATTCCTTGTTGCATAAATTCAGGGAAATAAGAGCTTAAATCAGGAGCTTTTATATCAAGATCTACAATTGCCTTATCCCCTTCCACTTTCGTTTTCTTGATTTTATAACTCATTTTTTTGTATCCGCTTAAGAAAATTTTTACAGTTTCATCGTTTACCGATATTTCTGAATTAGGATTCAACTCCTTTATCTTTTTCGCATCTCCAGTTTGAAGTGCTTTTAATACACTCTCAAAATCTTTCTGTGCTTGTGGTGTTCCACAACTGAATACAAATAACATCATTGCTAAAACCAACAATATTTTTTTCATTCTTCTCCTCACTTTCTATTTTATAATTTTACCAAATTATATCATATTTCAAAGAAAAATAAAAGAAAAAGAATTATCTCAATTATGAAACAATTCTTTTGAAATTCTATTTGCTTTCACAGGCTATACCGTCTTTATCTCTGTCTAAATGTTTGGCATATCCAGGCTCGCCTTTCTTAATATTTTTATACCCTTTCGCACGTGCTTCTTTACAGTTTTTGAAATACAATGTTTCTGAAAATGTATTGACACTAGCAAATATTAATGTCAAAATTACAAAAATTCTTTTCATTTTGGTTTCCTCCATTTTTTATATTTTAAACCAAAATTAACCCTATAAATTTTAAATCATTTTTTTGATTGTTGTTTTTAACCTAATTTTATTTTTTTGCGTGATTCAATATCTCGCGATTAGCATAAAAAATCTCGCGATTATTTTTATATATATTTCTGCTTTTAAGCAATAAAAATCAGATTTTAACCTTTTTTACTATGTATAAATTTTTTAACTTTCTTAATTGATTCTCGCGATTAGCATAAAAAATCTCGCGATTAATTATAATTTTTTTATTTCTTCGTTTATATTAACCAAAAGTTGTTTAGTTTTTTGAATAAACGCTTCTTCAGTAATTTTTAATTCGTATATTACACTTCTTCCTTTACCTTTCTTTGTAATAATTTTTTCATCTATTAATTTTGTTATACTTTTTCTGAATTTATACTCTGATATATTGTTTTCACTTGCAATAGTTTTAGTTATATAATTATTTTGCAAAATTATTTCCAAAACCTTTCTTTCTGTATCGTCTCTATTTTGATAATAAGCCATAGGTTCAAATTTCCAAATCTTAATATCTGTATCAATATCAGAATTATTAATCTCCGGGGAACGTAACTCGTATTTATCAACTGTCCTGAATATTCTAGGTCCACCCGATCCAGCTCTTTCGACAAAACCAAGTTTTCTAAATAAAATTGAAATCACACTATTTCTAACTTTTGAGGTTCCGCCATGTATAAACTCTTCTTTTGTAATCCTCATATTTCCTGGATTATAAAATTCCCAAAAATCATTATAATTAATAATTTTTATCGGTTTATCGTCTTTATAATAAGCATGAACTAATGTATTAGTTAGCGCTTCTCTTAACATTACGCTCATATCATTTAAAAATGCATCTCTTGACATATTTTCATTTAAATTAAATCGATTTTCAATAGATTGTGCTAATTTTTCCATTGTTTTCATATAAAAAGAAAACACATTCATATCAGGAAAATCCTTATCTCCTGTCGATATTCTATCTAACCAATCAACATCAAATACTGAATTTTTCTTGAAATAATCTATTTGAAAATTCGGAAAATAATCTATTATAGAATTATATTTTCCAAAAAAGAGCAGTCCTCCTGCTGTTAATAAATAAGATTTTTTATTTAAATTTTTTCTATCTCTTTTTAAAATACCAATATCTTTTAAAAAATCCTCAAAAGGCATATCAATGTATCTTTCGTCTCCAGTATTTTCGATTAACAAATCTCTATAAGCTATTATATCTTTCTTATTCAGATCCTCAATATCAAAATTTTCTAACAATTCATTATCAATATCGTCCGACGCGTTTATAATCATATACTTAAATTCTTCATTCGTTGCTTTTTTGTCCGCTTCCCCTATTCTTTTATAGCATAATTCTTTATGTCCGTTTATATATATCGGCTTTTTTGTATAAGGTGCTTCAGGAACGTTAATTATTATTACATCTTTTCCTTTTATAGTTTTTATTTCAATATCACTTTCTTTGAGAATATTTGTGCTAACTTTTTCTGGATTTGTGACCATTTTCCAAAATTCTTCAACTCTCAATTCCGCTTTTTCTACACCAGTAATTTCATATTTCTTAGATTTTATCTCAGATACTCCCAGTATTATTTTCCCTCCACTCGTATTTGCAAAAGCACTATATGTTTCCCATAAATCTTTCGGAATTTTACCCTTTCCTGCTTTGTATTCAATAAATTTACTTTCTTTTTCTAATTTCATTAATTTCTCCTATCCCCTTTTTCATTTCTCAAATCTACTTTTCAACTCCGCCAGTCTCATCAGTACTTTTTTTCACAAATATACTAATATTTTACATATCTTTTCATTTCTTCTAACACCTGCAATCCTAGATCGCAATCTCTGGCAACTTCAAAACTAACTTCTTCCTGATACTTCATTAATTCTGCCGCAAATTCGTTGGCTTCATTTTCCAATTCTAAACTATAATTAAAAAAATTTGTTTTCATAAGAAGTTTATTTTTTGAACTATGATAAAGAGCATGTCCTAATTCGTGACACAAAACAACTAATTGCGAATATTCGTCTAATTTCTCGTTTATAACTATATATTTTCTTTTTAACACTCTACTAAAAAAACCTTTTACATCTTTGTAATAAACGTATTTAATCTCAATGCCCAATCTTTCGCACAACACATACGGATTACTCGTATTGTATTTTTCTATCAAGTTTTTTACTCTGAGTTTCATATTTCTGCATTTTCTCATATAAACCTCTATTTTCTTTTATTTTTCATTTTAGCGTCAAAAAAAAGTTCTTGCAAAGTATCATGTAACCTTTTCTTGTCTTCATCACTCACGCTGGCATCATTAAAAAAATAAGCTGCACTATTCATAACTTGATCCAATTGAACTCTTTCTCGCTTGTTTAGACGTGAAATCCTGTCAAGTTCTTCATTTTTTCCGATAGTTTCTCTTCTTTGTTTTTCTAACTTCTTTAACTTTTCAATTTTTTTATCTTTTTCCAACATTCCCATTAATTCTGATTCTTTTTTGGCACATTCTGGAAATTTTTTTACCAAATTTTCGACAAATTTTTTGGAAGCTGTCTTTTTTCCATTTTTTATATTAGATACATAAACGTGTGTAACTTCCATCTTTTTGGAAAAATCTGTTAATGTCATATTCTTTTTATTCAAAAATTCTGTTAAGAATTTCTCTATTTGATAACTCATGGATTTAACTTCCTTTCATTTATTTACACTATATTTTACCACATTTTTTCACACTTTTTAGAAAAAGTTTAAAAAATTTCAAAAAAACACTTGACTTGTAACTAAAAATAAATTACAATATGTTTGTAAA